TTCGATTGTTTCACACTCTTGGGACAATTCCGTTATACATTCGACCTTGTCCTTGAGCGCATCGAATGCAGTTTCATGGGCATCACGATCAAGCAGCTTTTTCTGCTCTCGTTCATTCCATCGGCCTAATCGGGAATGTAAGTCCTTGATGTCAAACGGGTCAAGTTTAACAACCAGATTAACTATATCGTCTCCAATCGACTTACCCTTAACAGCGCATGGAACCTTCAATCGCATTAGATTGTAAGCTGCTCCAACTAGGGGAGCATTGTTTCTACAGATAATCAAGTCTCCAGCCTTTGACTGTCCAGCAAGGGCATAGGCTGAAATCTGATTTATCTGACCAGCTATGGCATCTGGACGGGCCTCAATATGCGGAACAAGCATACGGGCCAATTCCAGATGCGATGATGGACAACGCCAGCAGACGGATAGTGGCATCGACTTAGCATCTAGCTGAGTAGTCAAATTCTTAAATGAATTCGTATCTGCTCCAGCCCAGCCCATGATTGATTGGTATGGATCTCCCACTATAACTGTGTTAGCTGACACACTGAGGATCAATTTTTGCTGGCATGGATTAAAGTCTTGGGCCTCATCAGCAAATAGCAGATCGAAATCCTTATTAGCTATTCCAAGGCGGACAGGTAGCCAGATCATATCCGCAAAATCCATCTCAACTATATGCTGAGGATCAGATCCAATCTCAAGGATATGGAATGCTGCACCAATTACTTCGTCAACATACTGTTTGGCTGGAAGAGTGATACCTTGAATATCAGCAGCTTTGCAAACCTCATCTCGTAGATCCTGAGTCAGGGTATCAACTGGAATAGCTTGGCTACGAATCAGATTGATTAGAGCAAATAGACTGGCCATCTCTGGACGCAACCAGCTTTTGGTTCCACGAGATTCAAAGTAGTTTGGGTAAATTGCCTTGGCAATCTTTTGATACTTCTTACCAAACTGATCCACCTGAAGAGATGGTATCTTTGATTTAACCAGCCTCATGCCCAGTGAATGGAGAGTAGATGCTTGTGCCGATCCACCCAGCTTTTTACCAAGCTCTTCGGCAATAGCTTTGTTAAATGCAGTGAATGCAATCTTGCCATAACGCTGAGCAGCATATTTTGCAGCTTGTACAGCGGTAGTTGTTTTACCGCTGCCAGCTACAGCATTGACACTAATGTTCCCAGATTCAGTTTGGCGCAGCTTTTTATTGCCCGCCAGAATGTCATAAATTGATTGTTGCTGAGCCGTAGGAATCATAGTTAATTCTCCTATCCTATCCTGTTTTACTGTTGAACCGTATCAAGCCAATCGTTGACCTCTCTAATATCATAGTCAGTCATTGTCGCAGAGTCAAGTTTAGGAAATTTATTTTTCATAGTTTCCTTTAGATTTTCTACATTTTTTGCAACCTCAGAGAATCTAGCAAACAATGCAGCTTTGTCAGCTTTGGTTGCAAACTTAACTGTTGGTTGCTGAGAGTAATGCGGAATATCAGAAACCTCTGTTTCGTCTAGGAATCCTAAACCGCACATTGCCAGAGTGGTTCGCCTGATTGCTTTGGTATGCGCCTTCATAAACGCATTGGCCAAGTCAACTCCAACTAAAGTTTTAGGTATAAATACATCTCCACGATTAATTGATATGCGTCCATCCCTGTCCTGCATTTTAACCCGGACTGTGAATATGCCAGTCTCCTTGTTGTAGTTTTCATCTGCTTCGATTATCGACAATCCATACAGCTTGGACAGTTGGTCAGTGCAGTTTCTTTTGGCATACAGAACCTCTTTCCCTTGAAGGTTAAAAAATCCAAATGGTTGACCCAATGGATTTAGGCCCATGCTCTCGCAAGTCTTATTGAGCAGTGCCATCCGCTCTTCTGGACTTAGCTTGCTATAATCATTTTTGACCAGTGCTGATTCAACAGCAGACCAATTGACTGGTTTCTTCTCGACAATCGCATTATCAACCTTCGCTTCAATTTCCATTTCAATCTCCTTTTAATCGGGAAAACAACTAGACTATCGCAACAACTCACTCCGTAAAATACGAACATTATCTGACATGATTAGACGCAATGATACTCTGCCACCTTCAATTTTCTCTAGATAGATCGCATCACCATCCAGCCCAATAGAATCATTGGGGAAAAGATCATAGCGAACACCATCCAAGGTAAGACGGGCAGAACCATCTGGATTCACCATCTCGAATTTAACACGCCTATCCAATCCTCCTTTGTATTTGAGTTGAATCTCTTCAGTCATTTTACGCATAATAACCAAGCCACCAATCCTCTGCATTCCACTCTCCTTATGCCATGCTCTTTGCAACAATCACAAGCAGCATTTCCAATCGCTCAATCTGCCAACGACCGTTGTTCAGAATCCTGAGATTGGAAGTACACACTTCTGGCACAACATCATTCAACAACGAGTTGATTTCGTTGAGGCCACATACACTATACGCAACTGAAATAATCTGATCCTGATTCAATGGCAATGCGCCAAGGTAATTTTGGATCATGCCACTCGCCAAGGTAAACGCATGCTCTGGTGGAAAGCTATCAACTGAAACCTTATCACGCAAGAATGCTAACGCTTTGGTTGCATTGTTATGCAAAAAGTGTTTCATCAGCTGATTGTAGATAGCACCATCATGAGTACCATCTAGATCTTTTATGGAGATCCTCATCATATCGACAGTTTCGGCATGAAGCCTACCAATCTGTCTGAAATATATGATCGATGATTCAGTTTCTGGAGAATTCTTTGCCATCGCTAGCCCCCTCAGCTTGGTGGACTTCGATGTGGGTGACATATTTTAACAGGATCCCAGCAAGAAACCATACACCAATAAATGTTCCGGCGAGTGGAACAAATAAGCAGAACCATCCAGCAAACAACAAATAATTAGACATCTCCTTGTCCTTTCCTAGAGTAGGATTCAATCAGGAATCTCAAATAGTTTTGGGCTTTTTTCAAATCCAGAACCCCGTTTTTTTCTCGGAATCTGAATAGATATTTGACTATGCAACCAACGCAATAATCCTCAAATCCCTTCTGCCCAACAGCAGATTCAATTGCATTCCAGCAGCTAACTCCATCTATAGATTTAGATAGATAATAGTCTGGATGGATTGGATTCACTGGCTCAGTCATATAGATACTCCCATTCAATTCCTGATTCCTGAATAGCTTCACGAATTCCTTTTATAGCCAAACGCTTTAGTTCAACTACATTGTGGTAGTGAATTCCTCTCTCCTCAGCAATCTCGCCATGTGATAGACCGTCCAGATGGCGGAGGATGATCTCACGCCGTTTGCCATCAATCATGTTAATCAGCTTAAAAAGGAATTCCTTGTTATATTGTAATATTTCTAAATCTTCTAAATCAGTTCTATCTGTACATGATGCTTGTGCTACCACTGACGAAGGATCATCACTATAGCATGGTCGAACTTTGCTAGATCGAATAACTGCCCTACGCATTGTCATCCTGCAAAAATGGAATGCCCTAACAGCATAGGTAGAAAACTTGCAACCAGTTGCATCGTATGTGGTAGCTGCTTTCCATAGTGCTATCAGTAGCTCAGACTGATACTCATCATAGGTATACCCTTTAATCGCTGGATACCTACCCATGTAGAATCCAATCAAACCCAGATTCTCATTAACGAGTTCCTCGACTGTCCGTGTCCTATTCTCGTCAACCTTTGCCATCGTCCTATCTCCTATTGCTTAACTGTGATAGCTACACAGCTATCCTTGCTTTGGTATGTAGCAGTTACTGAAACCTCAATTGGTTTAGGTATAGTAGAATGCCTCGACGATTGGCAACCTACTATCCACGGCAACACGAACAGACTGATGGTGAAACAGCGCATGATATACTGATCTCCTGATCCTTTGACCTAATCCGTATCCTATCTCCAACCATCTCTAGCCAGTCTGTTTTATCGCCCGATTGCCCAACAAACTCTACTATTTCTTCGGCTAACCCGCAATGGCATTTTTTATTAGTTTTAGCTAGTTTCTGAATGCCAGTAATGGTAGCTGAACGAAGCATGGATATATCTCCAAAATCATTCATCATACATTCGATTGCTCCTTCTGCAATTTGTTTTGCCAACGAAACAATTTATTTTTTAGATATTTGTTTCGGGCCTTGCATTGCTTACACCTTAGATTCCGATTGCGATTTAACATGCTGATTTTGCAAGTGTATTCGCATCCACAGTCCATGCACAAACCTATTCGAGATATAAGTTCATCTGTGGCATACTCTTCCGACATACGCTTAATTGCTTGCCTAACGGCTTCACGGGTTATCCCTAGTCCTTTCCCAATCTGCTGTAGTGTTTTACCAGCTAAAATACCATCACATATAGTTCTCCTTTTACCACTGAGCCTACTAATCAAATTGTTAATTGAATCCTGATTTTCTATATTGAATGACGGGTCTTTAGCATTATCATCTGTAACCATATCGCAGACTGGCATATCAGCTTTTTCTGATATATGGTTTAGCGATACATGGATATGCTTCTTGGCCTGACTGATTACCCATGATCGTTTATGCAGAACCAAACGAAACATAAGCGTAGATAGCTTTCCTTTCTCTGGATCGTAGTACAGAATAGTTTGAACTAAACACGATAGAACCTCCTGATACCAGTCCTCATCATCAAAGCCTAGCGGGCATTTAACCTTTTTAGAGAAAAACTTAGCTAGCTTTATATTTTCATTAAATAGCTTGTGCCCTTCATCAGTCATCCGTCCATCAATCGCAAATGGAGAAACCACTAGAATAATTCCTTTCGTCTCTGGAGGCCCAATTTTGAGCCCTGAGCCACTGTCTTGCCAAACTTGGGCAATACCTCAACGAAGTAGTCCAAACCGTCTGTAATGCAAAATTCAGAGGCATTGCGGGCAAGTTTATAGGCTTCAGTCTCGCATTTCGTCAGTCGCTGCTTCTGGATGGTCTTTCCATCCCGCCAATAGCGCAATACTACCAGAAACGAATCACCAATAATGGGTTGCATGATTAGACCACCTGCCAAACTGCTGAGGTGGCAGTAATTTCATCGGCTAGCTCAGTCCCGGCAGCTTCGGCATGAACCATAGCGGATATGCAGCATTCGTGTTCGGATTTAGCGTAACGAGAATCACTACCCTCAATCCAAGCCATCTGAATGTATTTCTGTGTCACAACGCAACGATAGACGGCAAGCATCCCATACTGGTTATTGGCTAGTGGGATATTGGCCCAGATACCAGTGCCATTTGAACTAACATTCCATTGAATCTTCATCGTCCTATCTCCTGTTAAAAATTACTTAGAATGAACTCTTTCTATTACAACACCAGAACCAAATCTGTAGGGCTTGATCGACAGTCTTGAATTGAATTCGACATTATTACCAGATACTTTTATATCGACCAAGCAGTTTTCTGGCCATTCTCCATTCCTAATTGTAACAAGCATCGCACGATACGCTTCAGCTGAATGACTGGCCTTAATTTTTCTGATGTACTGACCGGACTTCATTGGGGTACTGACAGTAATATTGTATTCGTGCATTGTCCTATCTCCTTTTAGCAACCAGCAAACTTGAGGATATTAGCTTTAGTAAATTTGTATTCTCGTTTAGACCATCCGGGTGACAATGGTAAACCATTAGATGGTGGGGAAAATTGACCAAGGTAGGCGCAATTGCCGTAGCCAGTATCAAGCCACACATTGCGTTGAATGTCAATTAGGATCATCCACGGATTGGCCTTAGTCCAATTAGGGTGGCGGTATCGTTTATCAATCAAATCGATTGCCGGGGTAATCATTGTCCTATCTCCTTAGCTGTTGGCTTGTGTGTGTTCAAGCTGGATGGATTCAGCTTTGGCAAAATATTTACGGTAATCTGATTTTGGGCCTTTGCTACTGGGACTGAAATGGTAGCTCTCCCAAATGACTTCGACATTTTTTTCGCTCTGCCAGCCTTTCTGCTCAGGCAGGCATTTAACTACCCTAAGTCTTTTGCGGGCATATTTGTAAGAGCTTGGGAGTGATGCAGAAACTTCGACGATCTTAATGATCCGGCTGTCCATTGTCCTATCTCCTATTTTCTTTGCGTCGAGCTTTGTTGCTCGATGATTAAGTTATAGACCACCTATCGAACCGTGTCAAGCCGTTTGTTGAATTATTTTTATTATTTTTTGTTCTCTATGGTTTTCTGAATAGCTAGTTGGCCTAAAAATGGCTTATTCTAATTACGCACAATCTTTATGGCTTTTCGTATCTCCTTCTGGAATAGTGACTTATGGAATTGGAAACGATTGGCACAGCATTTGCTATTAGTATATAGTATAATAAATTAGTTAAATAATATAGTCAAAAAATTTACGGGTATAGGGAGGTTAGAGGGGCGGAGGGGCCACCGTAGCCCCGCCTCCCGCCGTAAATTTTTTAATTACTTAGTTAAATAAATAATAGGCGGAAAAAAATTGAGAAAATCGCTGTTCGTTGCTAGAGTATTTCAGCGTAGTTAGGATGCAAGAAAAGGGGGATGGGAGAATGGATTTTATGGATCTGTACAAGCCTGAAAATGTAATGTTGCTTGCAAAACTAACTGACAAAGCCTTAGCCATGATTAGCACCAGAAAATCAGATCCAAGTCCAGATGAAATTGATGTGGTGAGAAAACAATTATTTAAAAAGCAGGCTGAGGTATTAGCGCAATAGCCATCTTCCCTCTCGGTGGGCGGGGGTACGGGGGGTATGCCCCCTCCCCCCCTCTAACCCACCTCTACGGTCAGCTGGCGGAGTAAATTATGCTGAGATATGAACAGATACAGGAGTTAGCTATTGCCAGTGAACAAGACATCCCAATGCTTGCAGATTTTGATGATTGTATTGCTGGTGTGATTTATAAGAAAAATAAATATTATGTAGTTTATAGTAGGTCTAAGATTCTAGATAAGTTGATGAACGACAATGGCTGGGAATATCTCGACGCATTAGATTATTATGAATTCAATATTGAATGCGCCTACTATGGGCCACAATCGCCTTTAATCTTAATTGACGAATTACCCGATGGGCCCAATCTATGAGTATTCTATCTAGACTGATTGATCCTATCTGGTCAATTACTGTTCCAGCCCCAACCAGCAATAACAAGATGTATATGCCAGTGGGTAACAAAGGAAGGGGCGGGAGCAGACTAATAATCAGTCCAGAATATAGATTGTGGCGAGAAAGTCTGAATCTACTGGAATGGAATAGCCCGATCATTGATGGCAGAGTATTTGTTGGGATTGAAGTTAGGCCGGGTCAGACAATGACCGACAAATCTGATTCAGATGGATTCATAAAAGCTAGCATTGATTGTCTTGTTCGGCATGGAGTATTGGCAGACGATAGTCGAAAATATGTAGTTGGTTCACTATGCTATTTCGGTAGACCGGTTCTTGAATGTATCCACGAAGGTTATGCCATAATTTCAGTATATCCAGAGAGCATTTTATGATGACATATTATTACATTTGGAATAAGATGAGAGCATTGAAAGGGGAGATTTATGTTCTAGAATCTAAAGTTAATAATGGAAGCATTAGTGTTGAGCAGATCAATAGATTGGTTGAGTTAGAATCAAATCATGAGCATTGGGAAATGCTAGAATCTATCTGGAATAAATATGGGGAGAGCGGATTCGATGGATATGAACCAAAACAAGAATTCGTCGATGAGTGCAATAAAGCTAAAGCGATTAGCTGAACTAAAAGAGTTTGTATACTCAGATAGAATTGATCCTGACAAATTTAGGATCACCGTATCTGATGCGCTGCTTTTGCTGGAGAGTCAATGGGAAGAGTACTGTGCTGGTAGTGAAATAGCATTCCAGATCCAACGAGAATCAGATATAGCCAAGTTAATAGTTAAAGAGGAATTAGACCGTAGTTAGGAAATCTCTAGAATTAAAAAGTCACTTTTTTTTAAAGCGGAAATTGATCATAGTCAGGAAAACTAAGGATATTTTTATACGATTTATTCTGGCACGATTTTTTAAACTCCCGGCCCAATTCCCAGTAGATCTTAGCTAATTTCTTACGCAATTCCTAAACTAATTTCGCTTCGTGCGCCAGCCATAGTTTACTTGTGGGTCAACAACTTACGGCAATTGCGTTAGCTAAAATTGACGCAATGATTGGCTAATTTTACGCAATGAAGTTTAGGACAGGTTCGCCCCTCGCCTTGGAGCAGTCATCGAATAAGCTGGGAATAATTTTGGGAAAAAATAATTTTTTCGGCGTTCCGATAGCTCTCGATAGCTTTCTATATAGTTATATAGCAGTTTATAGCAGATTCTAGCTTTTGATAGCACTCGATAGCTTTTGCTAGCACCTGATAGCACCTGATAGCAGGATATGGGGTGCCGGTATCGGCCCTAGCCTGTGGCCCTAGCCTGTGGCCCTAGCCTGTGGCCCTAGCCTGTGGCCCTAGCCTGTGGCCCTAGCCTGTGGCCCTAGCCTGTGGCCCTAGCCTGTGGCCCTAGCTGGTTATACTTTGTTATACCATAGGGCCATCCGTTCCAAACTATCTAGAATTTAGTGCGGTTATATTCTAGCTATTTTTTAGCTATACAACCTAATAGAACCGCATATCGTCACCCTACTAGCTATCGGCTAGCATGGCAAGGTTAATTGAGTTTTTTTATGCTATCTTATATTTAGGATAGAATTAACTGATAGCTAAATACTAAATAGGGTTTAACTGTGTTTTTTTGGTCAAGGTTGACACAAGCGCAACCGATAACTAACATGGCAATAACTGGGAGAGTTTCCCAGTTACTGGGAGATCTCCCAGCTAATACCGATAGGATAGGATAGGGGATTTTAAATGATTATTACTGATAATACATGGTTAAAAGTCAAATTGGCTAAGGTTGACGATGTCTTTTTGACTCTAGATAACTTCTCGAGAAGCTATTGGGAAGGTGATCTACAACCGGGTCATTCCAAGGGTATTACTGAACGGTATTGGACTAAATCTAGGGAAGTTAAAGTAGATGGATGTAAATACAAACTAGGCTTAATGGTGGATCTAACCACTAAATCAGGATATGCCATGATTAGACTACAAGTCACATTGAGGGATATAAATGACTGTTTTTGCTATGCTGCAATTGATTTAAACAACAAAAATTGGCCAGATTTTGCGTTGTCAATTAGAGACGCCTACCACTATCTATGCGGTAGGCAGATTGAGCATGAAAAATCCAATACAACCAATAACCTACAAACAGCATAGGGGGATTATATCATGGTTATTTATGCGGAAGATCTAGATAGCAAGTGTGAGGTTTACCGATGTGAACCTAAATGGCTATACAGTGGCAATACTAGGCTAACTGAAACTAGAACCGGATATGGGAAGAAACTAACCAGTAATTATAAGATAAAGTTTGAAGGTAAGCATTATAGAATATATGTTACGATATATTCCAATGCGGGTTCTAGCTGGTTTAAATGCAAAAAGTATGGCCAAATTTTTATCCGTAGTTGCTGATAGCTAGTTGGTAAAAAACAAAGTTAGGGCCCTAGCCATCCGGTTAGGGCCTTTTTTTTGTTTCCATTTTTAATCATCACTAAGTTTATAAAGTATCAAATAGGACAAGATAGTCATTTTTCGTATAAGCGCAGATCTCCCACTAGGTCGACCGAATACCCGCTTGAGCTAAAACCCTGTTAAAACGCAATCTAGGGCCCTTTAAATGGTTTTATTTTGTTATATTTACTACCATGCGTGGATCTGAAATTAGAGAGTAAAAGGGTTTATATTTTACAAAGTTATACCAAACTTTTTTCTAGTTTGGCATGGAATTTGATTACAATAACTAGGGCCTACCCAATTTGGTTATACTTTGTATCATTTTTGCGCCAAGCTAAATCGTGGGTTGATTCTAGCCGATAACCTTATTAGTATGAGTTCAGTCAGCTGGGAGTTCAGCTGGGAGATAGGAAACTGGAAGAGGGCAGGACGATGATTGAGAACAAAATTTGGGTATTGGTTTACAAGGTTAAACTCACCCATAGCAAGAAGTGGATCACCCATACCCAAATGTTCAAAACCACTGAGTTAATGCTTGCGAGACATGACCAGCTCGGCAGGGTGTTCAAAAAAGACTATAAGCTAATTATTTACAGTTGCGGATCTCTTGAGGGTTAATTATTTAGGGTAGCTGGTGCCAATTGAGAGTTCGATTCTCTCAATACCCTTTGCCCACTCCGGGCAGTGCCCACTCCGGGCAGTTTGTTTCCAAAAAGGATAGGATAGGGAGTTTTTTACAATGGCTACAACACGCATTCGCAACCGTGCAAGTCGACCAGTTTCCAGTATGCTTAATTCTATTCGTAGGTGGGACGGGGCAACCGCATCCGAAGCGTTAGAGGCAGTGGGTGGGAATTGGGCACCAGAGTCTAAAACAGTTCACCTACCCGATGGCTCTACAATCGACGGACACAGAGCAATAACTAACCCCCAAAATGGTGCGGTATTGGGCTTAACTTCCGATGGCTATATGGGACTTCCAAACTCTCTATTGGCTGATGGTATTGAGAAGTTTTCAAGCGCACTAAATACGGGATATAAAGTATCAAGTGCGTCCGTATTTGGTAAGGGTAAGGTTGTGAAACTTGAGGCGATCATAGGCGATAAAATTGAGATTGGCATACCGGGAGAAACTGTCTATCAGACTATATCAACATATCAAGGGCATGGTGGAAACTTACCGTTTGCTATGGCTGTACAGACCAAACGGCTTGTTTGCTCTAATGGCCTAATGATGGCTATACCGGGCTTGTCAACCGCATTCTCGGTTAGGCATACCGCAAACGGTCTGGCCAAAGTTGAGTGGAATTTTCACCTAATCCAGTCTTCATTTGCCGATTCTACCCAAAAGATAGCAGACCGTTTCAAGTTATTAGCCAGCAAGCAAGCCGATATGGCTAGCTTTAGACGGTTCTACCGATCCTATGTTGAGAGCAAACTGGGAGAGAGTGGACCTAAGGCGGAAGCTACAATTGATAGCTTAGAGGTCATCCATTTTGCGCCACGCAATGAGATAGCTGGCAACACTATGTGGCGTGGGTTTAATGTAGTCCAAGAGTTTGAGCAATATCATGGTTTTAGGTCAGATGAGGCAATGGAACTAGGGAATATATCGGGTCCTGCAGCTAAAGCTAAAAATAACGCATTCCAGTTTGCTCTAGATTATGCGATAGCTAACTAGCTATCAAATGGGCCCTATCTGGCGATTAAATGCTGGTTCGATCCCAGCAAGGGCCCTTCCCCTAACTTCGGGGGCTGTTCGGTAGGATAACGGATGAGGGTTTATATTATGGCTAAGTATGGTATTGAGAAGTTATCTTCTAACATAGCTGATAGCATTCTAGACTTTGTTAACTCTGCATTTGCTAGCGAAGTTGATAACTTGGATCTAGCCGATAAAGCGCAAGAGTCAGTGGACTATGCTGTGGAGCAAGCTATCGAGAATTTAGACTTTGCCAAGCTATTGAACGAATCACTAGATACCGATTCTAGCTTTCAAGACTGGATAGACACTAAATACGAAAAGCAAATTGAGCCCGCCCTAGATTCTATTCGGGAAGATGTAGACGCACTACGCATAGACTCACGAGCCCTAATAGAATCACTAGAAACCCGTTTACTGGCCCTAGAATCTGTCCAGAATGGGCGCAAGGGCCTAACTTGGACGAATACCCTAGCTAGACTGTGGTCTGATTTTAGGGCCCTTTTTGTAACGGTAAAACCATAGGTAATAATTAGCCTAGTTTAGTTAATTTTAGGGACCTAGCATTAAACCGCTAGGCCCTTTATTTTTTTGTGTTGACTCAGTTTTATCTGGTCGATAGTATGACAGTAGGCCAGCTAATTCAGTTGGCCGGGTTTACTTGGGAGAGTGGATTATGAATATTGAAACGATGGAATTTGACAGTGTACCCGCCGATGAGAATTGCCAATGCGTAGGGCCAGATTATAACCCTGACCTATCCAGACTACATGCCGTACTCTACAAGAGGCAGATTCTAGCTCAGTTCGGGGCCGATAAACTAGATAGGGCCGGAGTTAGCGTTAGGGTTAAAGTAGAGTATGGTAACTATACCATACCTATGGTAGTTATCAGCTATAATGCTGATTCTGAACAATCGTCTGATCTAGCCTATCTAATTGAGAATACAGCATGGAATAACTGGTCCAAAGAGAATAGGGACTTTCTCAGGCTATTTGATTCCCCCATTACTAACCCCGATATGCTGACCGAGATTCTGCACTATGCCTCTCAGTATAATAACTCATTAAATGAGGTTATTAACTCGCTAATAGAATGATATATATTTTATTTAATTATTAAACCATACCCTTAGCCTAATAAGTTAAGGGTATTTTTATTTAATATTTAGTTAATTATTAGAATGGAATGGGTAAGTAAGATAGTTGGGTTCTAAGCTATATTTAACTAACTACGCTACCATCAAATATCGTGCCAAATAAAAATAATTTTTAAATTTATTTTGATAGCAGGAAATCATCAGGATTTTGGGCTTGAGGGTTTTAACCCCCCCAAAATTTAGACTATAAAAAACTATAGCCTTCTACATCTTCATCATTTCTAATTGGCCTTGATTTCATATCATAAACTATCTAACCTAATTTTTTTGGGAGAAAAATTTCAAGGGTAACTTCCAGATGAATAAGGACATACTCGGATTGGATTCTGAATCTGGAGAGTTCATCAATTACAAAGCGAATAAGAAAACGGCTGGACTAAAGACAAGTCATGTAATTAAAAATCTAACTAATGCCGAAATAATTGAAGCAATTACCAAGTGCCGTGGATTGCTCTATCTTGCCTCAAATGTACTAAGCGTTAATTATCAGACGCTTGCTGAGCGGGTCAATAATGATCCAGAATTACAGGAAGCGGTCAAGGATCAACGGGGTAAAACCCTTGACATGGCTGAAGCCAAATTGATGCAGGCGGTCGATAAAGGTGAGCAGTGGGCGATTACCATGCTTCTTCGCACTTTGGGGCGTGAGAGGGGCTTTGTGGAGCGTCAAGAGGTATCCAATGTAACCACAGTTCGGTTGCAGATAGTCGAAGAAATTGTTGATTCTAATCAGAAGCAAATTGCCGTAACGGTTAATCCAGCAATGGACTATCGGCCAAACTTGCCAGAAGGGTTCAGCGATGCCAAGACCGAAGGGTCCGAGCTTGAAGTCGAATCCGACTACTAAGAAGGCAACTGAGACGATCAGTAAGACCTTCAAGCTGCATCAAGTTCAATATGATTTCCACCATTCTCAAGCCCTGTATCGAGGCTTTGTGGGTGGCATTGGTTCTGGAAAGTCATGGGTTGGAGCTTACGATTTGCTACGCCGGGCGATGAGTGATGATGGCAAGGGCAGACTCTACATGGTCATTTCCCCTACCTACAATATGCTCCAAGACGCAACAATGCGGACAATTAATCAGCTGGGAGAAGAGCTAGAAATAATCAAGGAGAAATGGAAGCAACCGCCCCGGCTCGTCTTATCAAATGGATCAGAAATTATCTTCCGTTC